TATTCAGGATTACAATCTAGCCAAACTTTTAATTGGGATCGCTTAGAGGGTGTTCCAATGGGTAATTCACTAGAGATATTTAATATTAATGGTTTTGACGCACATGACCAATTCAATAAAGCCATGCAGTCAATTCCTTTAAACTTACAGTCAGCAACCTATAACCTTATTGTTAATGACCAACCTGTCGGCAGACGCAAAGGTATGGAAAATTTAAAGGAAAGTCTTGATTGTTTAAGAGATTTCTTTAAAATTGGATAGCCCTCATTACTCGCTTTCTGAGGGCATCTTTAACAAAGTGATATGATTAGTTTATTTTACTGTTTTTTCCTCTAAAATTTCCATTTTAGGGATTTTTCTATTTTTGTAGTTAATAAAAAGATTAGAATGAATTTTAAAAAAAGATTCATTTATCTTTATTGATGGATTATCAAACAATTCTTTAGTTTCATCATAATAATCCATTGTTATGTCATCAGTAAGAATTTTATAATTTATTTCTTGCCAACTTTCTTTATCAATACTAACAAATAGATGTTCTAGTTGTTCATAACCTTTAGAATGATCTTCAACATCATTCCAATAGGTAGCCAATACTCTTTTTAAGTGTATTTGTTTTTTCATAGTTCCTCGCTTTCACAACTAATCATATTCACAATGTTAAAGAGCATAATTAAATTTCTAAAAATTTAATTTATGATCCATTATATCAAATTGGATTTTTCAATTTTTGTGTTTTGGCTAAATTTAGGCTAAATCAAATTTACTTTTATTGATTATCAATGGTAAAAAAAAATTATTTCAAAAACTTGACACGATCAATCAACAATTCTAGAGCAAAATTTTCTTAATTTTAAAAAAAATTTATTGATATATAACAATAGTAAATGCGACATCATGTCAAAACTACTAATTTGTTCTAAGACTGTTCTATTTAGATATTGGATCGTAAATGATATGTATTTTCTAAGGTGGAAATTTACGCCTAAATCTTATTATGAACGCCTATATAAATTTATGGGTGTCAGTTTTATCTCGGAACATATTAGACGCAACATTTAGAACTAGCCCAAACTTTGACATATCAGATCATGTACTTTGTGCAGAAGCTCAAGCATGGATAAATAGCAGAAGTTTTAAGTTTATTTGTATGATGATTAATGTTGAGTCGGATATCGTGGTACAAATCTATGAAAAAATCAGAAAAACCAAAAAAAAATTCAGTCAAAGCGAAGCCTTCGAAGTCGTCAAAAAAGCCATTGAACGACATATTGGCAGATAAAGACATTAAATGCAGTTTATTTATCCATAAAGATTATGATGATAACAACAATGTAATAATTGTCTTTCAAGGTTTTAATGACAAAGACGAATGTATGAAATTCGTTGAAAATTATAAATCAGATCATGAAGAATTTAGAGAAGTAGATCAAGAATATTACGGAACTAAATATACAATACATTAAGGCAACCCAAGAATATCAGATTGCCTAAAATAAACCTATTTTTAATAAAATGATGTAAGTTTAAATTTTACTTCAATATAGTTATCATCATAACTTAAAGGATTACAATGTTCATCAGAATGAAATCTTAAAGTTTCGATCATATCAACTAAATCGTAAATATTAGCTTTTATGGTTTCACCTCTTTTAATATAAGGTTTTTTTAACTTAACACGTTTTTCGTTTTTTTTATCCCATTTTGATTTAGTGCATTCAACTTTAGTAATTTCAAAATCATCATAACTAAATACTGGTTTCATTATTAATTACCTCGCTTTTATTATTACTAAAATAGTCAACAGATAATAACTTATTAACTCTTTTAAGTTCCTTTAATCTGTTTATGCGTTCCCTGTGGTACTCATAGCTTGATTTACCATTACTGAAACGATATTTATCATTACTGATAAACTCTTTTTTTTCGGTTTTAATCATTGTTTTTTATCCTCGCTTTCTTTCTTAACTCTTTTATAAAGTTTGTAAGATACATAAAAGAACACAACCAATAAGATTATGTCCGCTCCGTCTAATCCTTGTAAAAACATTATTTGACCTCGCTATCTGTGTAATGATTATGAATAGAATTAATGCCTAAATTATAAACACATTCATTTTTAAATTCATAAAGTTCTTTAATTGTTTTTTTTTCAGATTTTGAATCCTCTAATAAATTCATTAATCTTTCAACAACATAAAACAAACATATTCTGTTGTCTTGTTCTTCGTATTGCATTTATAGGCTCACTTCTTTTTGTGTGAATGTATAACCAACTTCTTTAAGTTTATTAATAGCGAATTGGCTAAATGTTTTTTGATTTGTAATCTGACATAAAGTTATTGCCTTTTTACAGATTGGATAAACTAATCTATTTCCATAGACTGTTTTTACTTCTATTGTTAAGTTCATATTATATTTCGCTTTCTTCAATATCATTATAGATATTGATCTAAGGGCTATTAAAAGCCCTTAAATAAATATCTAATTATAATTTATTATGATTGATTGATCCTTTACATCATCAAGGAATATTTCTTTATTATTTAACTTTCTTCCGAGATTAATTAAATAATGTGCTAAATCCTCGCTGATACCATGAACATCTGCAATAGCTTGAACAGTCAAATAATTATTAAAGTAATCAATATAAAACTCTGTTGCGTTTATAGTTCTTAACATTATGCAACCTCGCTTTTTAATTGGTTAACATAATCATAAACAAAAGTTTCGCCTACAATATAAGCGTACATATTGACAACACTTTCAGCACTTGAAAGATCAGTTGACACTTGACCAAAATTGTCTTGCTCGTAATCTTTAATAATATTAATTACGTCAAATGCATGATCGCCAAGCCATTGTTTAGCTTGATAAGTTCCAATGATGTAATAATCAGTATTAAAACAATGGTGATGTAGATCGTCTTTATTTTCTTCAATCCATTCTTTGTCTTGTTCTTCTATATAGTCATAGAAGTATTGTTTGATTTCGTCTTGTTTGTAATAGTTCATATTAACTCGCTTTCTTAATTATCCTTAATAGATCAAATATATATTAATAAGTCAAGTAGATTTATTGACAAAATACGAAAATAATAGAAAGATTGACACAATAAGGAATAATAAAGAATCACAAAAGGCGGAAGAATTACAATAGAAATAATGCCAAATTTACACCAATTAAGATAAACATATAGAGAAAGTATAAAGGAATTGAATAGCTATACTAATGACATCACTTATAGAGGGATAAGAAGTATATTAAATAAAAGTATCTACTTAGTTAGTGAAACCATTGATATTATTCGCTTATGTTATGTTAGTATTAAGATCAGTTATATTAAGAAAAGATAATAATTACAAAATTACACAAAACATTTACCAAAGCTCTTAAAGAAACGCATATATAATTATATTTACAGTCATAAAGCTACATAAATAAACATAAAGTAAACACTATTACTATTGTTGGCTTATTTATTGGTTAAGAACTGCACCAACAAAACATTTTATTTAATTTATAATAATTAATAAATAATATTTATAATTGTTATATTGCAATAACCCCCCTTCGCCTGATTTAGATTGAGATACAACCCATCTTAACTGAGGGGGCAAGTCTCTAAAGGCTTTAAAAAAGGCACTAGATTTTAGATAAAAAAAAAGTAGCATAATAAATAGCAGTGGAGATTTTTAACGAATGAAAAAAAAGAAGAATAAGAAGGTTACAAAGCCTCAAGTAAGCGTGATGAGTGTTTTATTAGGTGATCTACCAGATAGGTCTCCTGTGGTACAAAATTCAGGAAAAAACCTAGTATCTGATCGTAGTGTCGCTAGAGTTAATGACTATCTCAAGGGTAATCAAAAAGATGACGCATGAACACAATTACGATTCCGTATAAGCCTAGAGAATTACAACAACAAGTTCATAAGAACTTAAAAAGATTTAATGTATTAGTATGTCATAGACGTTTTGGTAAGACAGTGCTGACAGTCAATGAGTTGATTAAGAAGTGCTTACAATGTCCTCTACCAAGACCTCGGTATTATTATATAGCACCGACATACAGTATGGCGAAAAGGATAGCTTGGGATTATCTCAAGTATTACACTTCTGTTTTGCCGAATATGGATTATCACGAGACCGAACTAAGAGCTGAACTCCCTAATGGAGGCAGAATACAATTACTCGGTTGTGAACGACCACAAACCCTCAAAGGACTTTATATCGATGGTGTTGTATTAGATGAGGTAGCTCAGATGCCACCAAAAATGTGGACTGAAGTAATACGACCAGCACTATCGGATAGAGAGGGTTTTATGATTGCGATTGGTACGCCTCAAGGACATAACTCTTTCTTTGATTTGTATAATCATGGTATGCACAATGATGGTTGGTATGCTACAAAGTTTAAAGCATCAGAGACGAAGGTCGTCAAAGAAGAAGAATTAGCCGAAGCAAAAAAATTGATGCCTCCTGAAATATACGAGGCAGAATACGAGTGTAGTTTCGAAAGCTCCGCAATCGGAGCTATCTATTCACAAGGTCTTAATAAGGCAGACGAAGATGATAGAGTAACATCTGTACCTTATGATCCTACGTTAAAGGTATCTACCTTTTGGGATTTAGGAATGGCAGATAAAACTGCTATATGGTTTGTTCAACAAAAAGGAACTGCCATACACCTTATTGATTATTTTGACGATAGTGGCGAGTCATTAGAATACTATGCTTCTATCCTACAAGATCGAGGATATGTGTACGACACACACTACCTTCCTCATGACGCCAATGTCCGAGAAATCGGAACAGGTAAATCACGAGTAGAAATCGCACAGAGTTTAGGTCTATCGACCAGTATTGTACCCAAGATGAGTATAGACGATGGAATTAACGCAGTCAGAATGACATTATCACGATGTTGGTTTGACTTTGAAAAGACAAAAGAAGGATTAGATGCCCTAAGACAGTATCGTTGGGCAGTCAATGATAGAGGAGAAAGCAAG